GCTTTTACTAATCTGTCAATGTTTGTGATGTTCAACAAACTACCTAAACCAGAAAAAACAGTGCCATCTACAGTGATGGGTGCGGCTGCATTGCAAAACGTATATGTAGCACTAGGCGTGGTAAGTTTTACAAACTCAGCAAAATTAATCGAATTGCTGGCTAACGCTGCCATCGTTGTTGTCATGTAATGTTCTCCCGAAAAACAAATGAGCTATCCCACTGCACAAACGCGCCATTTGTCATAGGATTTAGCGTATATGTTGGGCAGCTTTCAGCAAGCATATAAAACGTGCAATTAACACCCACAGCGGTCAATGTGCCCACGCTAGGCGTGCCAATAATGGGTCTGTTAAGACTAACGCTCACTGTGCTGCCGCCACCCCTTAAAACTTGCGTAGTGACTTTGTACGGGTATATGCCCAATTGCAAAAAATCACCCGCTTCAAAAACAACTGCTGTTGTGGCTACAGTGGGTAAATTACCAACTGTAATTGTTTGGCTATTAGCTGGCGGTACAGCAGTCAATGTCAGCGCGTTTGCTTGTGCAATTGTTAAATCGCCTTGGTAAGCAGTAAACCATGATAGGTTTGCATTGTTAAAAGTAATTGTTTCTGGCAACTGCCTGTCTTTATTGTCAATGGCTTGAATGATGCCGCGCACCTGTGGGTAGTACAAATAATTATGCGGCATTACTGTAAACACCCACGGCACAGCAGTAAGGTATTGCGCCACACGCACCTGACCGCCCCGGCTAATTTGCTGTCCAACCATACGCCGATTGTTTACCGACATATTTTGTTGAATGTTGAATATCGTTTGAAAAGACATTACGCCCTCCCTAAATTACCAGATATGGATTTTTCGCCATACCTGTTAGCTGCCCAAATTGCATTGGCACTTCCATAAATCCTATCTTCAAAGGATTTAGTATCAATTGCTTGAATATAGTTGTTGGTAACGTTGGTTGTGCCGCCCATGCTGCCTAGTTGGTTGTTGGGGATAATTGTTCCCGCTGTGCGAGGCACAAATAATTCTGGACCACGTTCACCAACAATGCTTGGCTTGCCTACAGGCGGGTCACCACCATTAGCAAAGAATGGAGCATCCACCATTGCGACAGGGCCAGATGCACCACCACCACCGCCTAACAAACTGCCAAAAAAACCACCTAACCCACCGCCACCACCAAACAATGATTTTGTAAATTCCATTGCTTGGGCACGCAGTTGAATATAAATCAAATCTTGAATAATGCTTTGCGCCAAATCACTAAAATTTAGTTTGCCCGTGCGTACAAAATTACGCAAAGCAGTATCCATGTTGCTTACGACAGATTCAAATGCACGCTGCCCATCTTCCATTGCTGTGGGCATATCGCGGATGAACTCTTTCATGCTTTTGGCAAAGCCTTCGCCATACGTGCCTTCGCGCATTTTCTTTGTGGCAGCGTTGCGCCGTTCAGCCAAACGAATTGCTTTTTCTGCTTGTTCGTTTTCCCGTTGAATCATTACCGCTTTTGTGTCGGCATCGATTTTGTCGCTGTCTTGGATTTGCTTAATTCCATCGGCACGCTTGTATTCAATTTGCAAAAGCTGCTGCGCTAAATCAAAATCTTCTTTTCGCATTTCTGTAGCTTTTAACGACAAATCAAATATTTCTTGTTCGCGGTCTAGCTGTAAATCAGTTGCGCGTATACGTTCTAAAAATGTTTTGTATTCTTTAGTTGTTTCATTGGTAATTTCAGCAGCCAAACGCGCTAATTCTTGCTCTTGTGCTACTTGTGCTGCAAAGGCTTTTGCTTGTTCTGCCCAATATTTTTTTGTTCTGGGTCTTCACCGGGTTTAACAGTGCGCCGTGGGCCTGTTTGTGGTTTTGGCGCATCCCAACTATCACCACCAAAATCGGTAAATGGTGCGCCCATTATTTTTTGTTGAGCATAGTCTAGGCGTGAGCGTTCTTCTGAACGCATTTTGTCGTATGCTTCATTTGCTTTTATTGCAGCATCTATGCCTTGTGTAATTAATATTTTTGCATTAGCAACAGTGTGTTGTATTTCATCGGAAATTCCTTTGAATACAAACATCACATCCAAACCTAGCACCGCAACAGTTTGGAATACTGTTTTTATAGCGTTACCAAATATGTTGCTTTCGCCTGTTAGTTGTTTGATGTAATCTAATGATGTTTTAAGCGTTGGGCCAATAGATGTGGCAAATATCAGCGTTACGTCACGCCCTGCTTGTTGCAACATATCCCACGCAGCGGCAGCATCTTCAATGGCTTTGGCTTGCTCTAGGGTTGCGCCTTTGCCTTCTTTTAACGCGGCATTTAGCCCAATAAAATCCACGCCTTTGGCAGCTTTGCCAAATACTTCCATTGCTTTGGCGTTGCGTGTTAACGGGTCTTCAATGGCGGCAATGCCAGCAATTGCCTTTTGAAACAAATCGTCCGTAGACATATTGCTCAAATCGCCCAAGCTAATGCCAGCCTGTTGGAAAGCCTTTTGTGCCGCAAATGAACCTTCGGCAGCGGTGTCTACAAACTTGGTAAACCCTGCTAACAATTTGCCAGCATCATCAGCTTGCCCACCCGCTTGCGCTAATGCGTTGGACAGGCGCAATACGCTATCAATAGCTACGTCATTGGCTTTGGCTACGTCAGCTATGCCATCAGCAAATTCCAAGGCTTTATAAGTTGCGGCGGCTAACGCTACAGCACCAACCTTGCCATAAATTTCAACTTGCTTGCTAAATTGCTCTAGCTTTTTTTGTGCGCTTTCAATGCCTTTGGTGAATTCGGCACTGTCCAAACCAAGTAAAACGCCAAGCCTACCGATCATATTAGCCATGTTTCACCTCAAATCTGTCTTTGCTGAAACCCGGTGCTTGCACCATAAACGCAAGCAAATTATCGTTTACGGCTTGTTTTTTGTATTCTTCTGGCAATGGCGGGAATAGGTAATCATACGCAAGCCCCATAATGTTGGCTAGTTTATATGGGGGTGCATTACCGGGTCTAATGTAATTAAACACACCATTGGTTAGCGTGCCCAATAAATTCATTACGCCTTGATTGCCAATCACACCATCAGCGTACATAGTTTGCATTTGCGCCATTGTTATATCGTCTAACCCGGCAATTGTTTCAGGTGTATGCCCGTTGAAGATCATGGCGCATTCCACTTGCGTCCTCAACGAGCGTATTAGTTTCCCCGTGTTTCCTTGTACGATGGGCTAATTGCTTCGCCAATTTTTTCAATCAATGCCATTTGTACAGAAAATGGAAACTCGGCCTCAATGTCGGCATAAGTAATGTCATCCAGCGTTGCGTTAGCATCTTCTGGAATCAGCAGCTTAATAAATTCTGTAATCCGCATTTGCGTGATAATTTTGTTTTTGGCAGCTTCACGCAAAGACCGCCCTTCTACCACAATGTCGTTTTCAAGGAAACTTACATTGCTATCAGGCGTATCTTTAAACGCCAACAATGGGGCTGCAATTTCTTGGTAAGCTGCTTCTATGGCTTGTTCATCGGGAGTTTGTATGCGTTGGTAAATTTCCTGTGTCTCAACAACCAAAGGAATTTTTACTTTAAAAATGTGCCCACCTAGTTCAAAGGTTCGGGTCAACAACTGTTTGCGCTGTGCTTGGTATTTTTCACCAAATGCTGATGCTAGTTTTGTCATTTCTGTTTTGCCTTAAATTGTTCTATCCTGCGTGCCAATATACCACTCAAAGTGTTTACTGTGCTTTGTGCCATGCTTTCCAATGCTGGTCGCAAATAGGGGTGCGCTGTATTTCTAGCTGACCCGAATTCTTGTGCTATTGCGCGTGCATCACTTTCGATGCCCATCTTGGCTAGTTTTTTACCGCTTGCCGTTGTTACCGCTGCAATCACAGTATCGGTTTCAGTAACGTATTTGGAACGTCTGTCGCGCCGGGTTGGTCGGCGTGCTTCAATTATTAAGCTACGTTCCAATGCGCCTGTGTCTTTTGGTGCGTTAGCTTTTGCCATTGCTAATACAGGCTTCATGGCTTCGCGCACCGCTGGCACTAGGATTTTGCTTTGCGTTTTTTTGTCGCCAATTTCGTTTGAAATTTCTTTCAAAAAATCAGCTATTGGGCCTATGCCTTCCAACTTAATGGTAACGCCGCCCATGTTTATGCCCCCGGTTTAATTAACCGCGTAAATAGTACGTTGTTCAGTTTGATGACGTAATCCACAACTTCATCAGGGGTCATTTTGTCCGCATGATTTACGGCAATTTGGTGCGCTAGGCTAATGCCTGTAATCTTCTGCTGCAAAAAGCCAAACCATTGCTTGTTGCCGCTTTCGCTTTGCGCTACCAAATATGCCAGCAAATCATTAGTGTTTTGTATTGTCGTGTCCATGTTTTATTCTGTGTATTTTGCAAGATATGTGAGTGCCACATATTCTGCTGTATCAGGGTCAGCAGCATCCAAAGCGTCTGCCACTTCTTCTGCGTCCAACCCCCAACCCCTAGCCATTACATCTAGGGATTGGTAGGTGCTGGTCAATGCTGCTACAGCAGCCTGTAGTTGGGCACTCATATTAAGTGCTTGCTGTCCAGCCGTACTGATTGCCACGGGGGTGGATGGTGAACGTCACTTTGGCCTCTGCGCCGGGTGCGCTGTCAATTTGCCATTGGCTCACGCGCCCGTTAAAAGCGTAATTAACTATACCAGTGCCATCAGTTGCGCTGATAACATAAGTGCGGTCAATCGTGCCGTTATAGGCATCAGCACGCAGCAACAGCAGCACAGTGTCGCTAGGGTTCCAAGCGGCAGTAATGGTCATGCTGGTGGGTGCGCTTTGCACAGGGATTTTGTCCGATTGACGCGAACCAGCAACGCCGAACGATGCCACGGCATCATCTTGACCAAATGCGGGAATTGCTTCAACAGGAACCAAGTTGCCGCTAATAGCCAATGCGCTAACGCTGGCATATACAGACAAATTGGCAACAGTTAACGGGGTGGGCGTTGCGCTTGGTTGTGCATACAGCGTTGCGCTAAAACCGGGTAGGATTTTAGTTGGGAGTGCCATGATTCAGTCCTTCAAAAAAAGTTAATGGATTTTGTCTTATCAGGTTGGTACTTGCAAGGTGCAATCCAAAAAGATTTCTGCTAACTTGTCTTCGTTGTTATAACTGTTGTACAGCCACATTACATCGGCTTTGCTTATGTTAAAGCCGTATGTAGCACCGCCAAACAACCCGCTATAACCATGCAGCGATTGTAGTATCTGGTTTGAAATTGTGAAACCATCTTCAATCACTTGCGAAAAAATGCTAATCTGAAACACAGGCGTATCAATGCCTTTTACAGCTTGATAAATGCCCGTATATACAGGCTGATGCAC